TGAACTCAACCTTACCAGCATAGAAGTTATAGATTTCTGAACGGAACAAATCAAGGTTGAAACCAGACTTGTTGTATACACGTTTGAAAGAGTTATCCAACTGCTTCCAAAGACCGACAGATAGACGTACATCATCTGGACCATCCTGACGTACTCTACCACCTTGTCCCCACATGAGGTAAGTCTCAATGTCAGTTGCTACTTTAGTCAAGTGAGCAGCTTCCATTGTGGTCAAGAATGTACGGCTTAATGAACCGTTTGACATTGCACGTTTAACATAGTCCTTACCCATACGGCTAACCATTGTTTCAAGGTTAGCAACTGCTGGATCTACGTTTTTGTCAAAGTTTCTCCAGATCTCAGTTACAGGTACAGTACCATCAGCATTCATACCACCTTTGATCATAAGATCAGCACGGCTTGATACAGAGTAATGTACGTGTGCTTCAGCTCCTCCTACAAAGTTGTAGAACTCACGGAAACCTGTAGCAGTGATGATGTCAGAGAAACGTTCTCCATATTCACCACGTGCAGAACCTTTACGGAAGATTTTAGTACCAGATACCAAGTAAGTATCAGCATCAATACCGTTACCAGTATCATTGTTTACAAGCTGTACAGTATACAAGAAGCCATCACCCAAAGGAATGATGTCATCTGCAGTGATGTACATCTCAAAACCATTGTACTTGTCATAGGTGATGATGTCACCATGACCAAACTCTCTACGTGAAAGTTTAATCTTGAAGGTTTGACCATCGATACCTACAGTACCGGTTTCTTGTGAATCAACAATGTATGGAAGATCTTGTACAACTGGTGTTTGCCATTTGTACTCACCACGTGCATTGTCAACGTTAATTACATTCTTACCACCAAAGGAAGACATCTGATAGAGAGGCATTTCTACCTTTTGAGCCATAGCCCAAAGGTCCACAGGACCAAGGTCCATAGGTTCTGCATTCTTCAGCATGTTTACCAGGTGGTATGAATCTACGTGCGAACTAGCCGCATAATTGGTATCTCGTAGAAATATACCATTGTTTAAAACTGGAGTTGCCATGTTTACTTATTTAACTTAGAGGTTAATTTTTTTATCGTTTAAAGAATCCTCCACCTGTTGTATTACGTGGTATTCTTCTTTCTTTTACTTCATCTTTCTCAATGACCGGTGCACTGCTCTGAAGTTTGGCCTGTTCAGTCTTAAGTTGTCTTACTACCTTTTCAGTAGTTTCAACCTTAGCCTGTTCTCTAACCTTACCTCTGTATCCCTCAGGATCAGAAAGTAACCAAAGAGCCTCAGCAATCAATCCGTGATTTGGCTCAACATACTGGTACTTCTCTAAAAGATGGCCTAGCAAGTTTGTAGGTCTTCCAGAGATAGAAGGATAGTTAGGTTGTACAAGACCATTATACAATAAGCCTTGGGTCTTTTTATCCAACTTCAGTCCGTTGATCTCTGCAGTGGCTACAGTATTATAGACATTTTCCATATACTGTTGTGCTGCAGCTTGTTGCTGTTTACGGAGATTTTCTTGTTCAGCAAGTTTACTTTGAACTACACGTTCTTGCATTGCATCCAATTTTGGCTTGAACTTCAATGCCTTTGCTTCAAGATCTCCTCTGTCTTTCCAGCTATCAATTTCTTCATTGATTTCTTCAATGGTACCAAAGTTTGTAGCTCTGAGGTATTCACGAACAATCTGTTCTTGGTCAGACTCCTGAGCTGGATTAAGATCTCTTACCTCTTCTGCAGAAGCAAGAACCTTGAATAATCCTTTAAGGTCTGTACCACCATCAGCTACATACTTAGCAGCATACTGCAGTTCTTGTGGAAGGCTATCAAAGAACTCTACTGGAGTTTCCTGACGTACCTTGTTTTCAATCTCTGCAAAGTTTGCCTCAAGCAATTCTTGGTAGTCATTGAGAGTGTACTCATCAAGAGGTTTGTCATCATCAAATGGAACAATCTTACCGGCTTCAATAAGTTTGTTAACTACCTCAGCCATTCCATTCTTTTCAACCTTTGGTCTGCCAGCTTTCTTTTCTTCAGGTTTATCTTCCTTCTTTCTAAAGTCAGCTTCAGGGTCTACTTCACCGATGACATCATCAATCTCAACTTTTTCTGTTGGCTCTGAGCCTGGTTCATCAGAGTCTTTGTCAATAAAGGAGAGGTCAACAGAAGGCTTTGTAAATACATTAGGCTTCTGTTCCTCAGGAAGCAGGACGTTTTCTGCTCCCGGTGTTCCTAGAAAGTCTAAACTATCTAGGTCCATATCTACTTGCTCAATCTGAGTAGTCTCAGCAGCAGTAGATGCTGTTTTATTATCTTCCATTAATTGTTGGTTTTACAATACAATATACACAAAAGTATAGGTTTAAACTTTATAAATTCACAAGCCATTTTAGAATAGAGTGAGTTTATAGCAAAGTACCCCCTATTTTACTTTTTCTTCTTGTTTTCTGTGCTCTTTTTGTCAAACTTATTCTTGTTTTCCCTTGCAATTTGGAGCTGAGTTTGGGCAATTTCTTTCTTAGTATTCAACTCCTGTTGCTTAATGCTGATGTTTTGACTCACTTCTGCCTGTCTATTGATCTCCTTTTCTCTCTGTAGACTGATATTGTCTAACTGAGCATTAGTCCGGTTGATTTCTTTTAGGGCATCCATGTAGTCACTTTGTTGGTTCTCATTGATGTCAACGGTTGAACCAAACCCAGCAGCTTTAATCTGAGCCTCCTGAATACGATTAGCACGATCTTTATCATTCTCAACAGCCTCAAACTCTCTCTTGAGTCTTTCCTCTTCAGCTTTGGCAGCAATCATTTCTTGTTGCATTGCTTGTTCTTGCTGAGCTTCTTGTTGACGTATCTCATTCTGCTTACGTTCAGCAGTTCTAAGAACCTCATTAACATCAGGAAGATTATCAGCAATAAGCAATTGACCAAGATCATAGATGCTGGCACCAGTTGTATTGTTATTAATGGCAAGCTGTTTAAGCTGCTCAACAACGGCTCTATGGTTAGCCTTGGTAGTACAGAATATATTGAGGTCTCTCAACAACAGCTTGGTACCATTGATCTCAAAGTTCTTCCTTTGTTCAGTATTGGTGATGTACTGTAACCTTACAGAAGGTTTATTAGATTGGTAGTACTGGGCAAGGTCTGTCCTCATCTGGTGCACACGTGGCATCAGATAGTCACTATGTTGAATAAAGTAAACCTCTGTTTGAGCATAACTGGCATTAATCGATTGTTCAATACCGGTAGCAGTCTGCTGTGAGATCTGTTGTCCTAATCTTTGTGGAGTAAGACCAATTACCTCAAAGGCCTGAGATTTGAAATAGTTAGCAAGATTAATCCTTGACATCAAACGGTTTGTCTGTTCAAGGTCAAGCTTCTGATAATGCTGGAAGGCCAGGGCATTCTCAGTATTGGTAATCGATGTATCCAGTGGCAACATCTGGAAGTTCTTCATTGCCACGTATGCTTTAGCCAGGTTGTTCTTTCCCCAATCTTCTCCTAATGAGTGTCTAGGTAAAGCATTCTGGTCAAGCAAGATTACAGTTCCTAATTCGTCTACAAGAATATCTGCAATCTGGTTATTTACGATATTGTAACCAATCTGGAACGGCTTCATCAGGTCAACCAAAGAGGTTGATCTGGTATTACGGTCTGAGAATACAGATCCCTCTACCGGAAGTTTACAGCCATACAATGAGTCATCTCCCTTAAATTGAAACTGAAGAGGGCCCATGTTATTCTGATTGATCCCAAGATAAATAGGATTAATACCACCTGGGTTATTTGTACCCCAGTATGTTGGGTGGTTAGGTCCAATCTTTACTCCACCCCAAACCTCATTGATGTAGATCCAATCGATGTGTTCACCAAAGAGTAGGTTTTGTCTAGACTTGTTCTTAAACAAATCCAGGTTATAGACAGGCTTGTCTGTTACTACATATGATTCATCAATGATATCAGTAGTTACCTGACCCATATCATCAATCTTAGTCAAGTGTCCAACCTTACGTTGTGACTTCCAGTAAGCTGTAGTTACACGGAGAAGGTTAGTCATACCCATATCAAACCAGTCTTCACTGTCTGAAAGGATCCAGTTTACAATGTCACCACCTCTGAGGGTATTATCCCACATAGAAGTGTACTGACGGTATGCCAGGGACGGCATGTTTGTATTCCAGTCATGTGACTTGGTACCATCATAGTAACTACCGTCATTCTGATAACCTTGGATAGGATAACCGGCTGAACGTACAGGATAGATCTGCTCAAGTGTTTCCATCTGCTCCTCTGTCATCAACCATCCATAACGGTCAATAACATCAGCTACAGTCATCATATCAAACTTACCAACCCATTGGCCTTGGCTGATATAACGGGCATCTGGAGATTTATGGTAGAAGGTAAGAACAGGATTCCAGAGCTCAACATCATAGTCATCCTCAAGCATACGGAAATGCCAGAACTCCCTATCTGTAATGAGCATATCCCTAAAAGCTCTCTCCTCTAATTCCTCCATTCCAAATCTTTCCTGGTCAACATTGTGCTGGTGAGCTGCCCACTGTTCAGGAATAGATCGATATTTTTTATCAAAGAAGCCTTGAATCTCTGGGAGACTCTTAACATTCTCAGGACTCATTGCTTGTTGAAACTCCTCTGATTGAGGATCCATTCCATCTTCAACAAGTCTTTGCATAAGTTTTCTCTCAGCATCTTGTACCAATGACTGCTGAAGTTGTTCTTTTTTAAGCTCAAGAAACTCATTGTATGAGAACTCATCTACAGCTCTGTATGATACAGAACTAGATCTTTTAGCAAACTCAGATACAAGAGTGTTGATTACGTTAGGAATAATAGGGTAGAACTTCAGTTCCAATGCTGATGCATCCTCTCTGGTAAGGGTTTCAATAAGGTCTGCATACTCATTGTCTTCCTCAACAATGTAGTCCCCTTTATCTATGATACCTTTTGCAAGCTTATAATTCTTCATAAGCCTACGAGCATTTCTACGGACATGCTGAAGGCCTTTCCATTCTAGCCAATCAAGGTTCCATGCTGTCCAGTCATTGTCCTTTTCTTTCCTAGGAATAAACTGAATAGGCTGGTTAAGAGTACCCATCTTGTTGTACTCTACTTTGGCACCAGCCTTGAGTTGCATTGCATTATATATCTGCATATTACCTTAAATTTTTAAATGCATTCCTGGGTAATTTCATTCCTGGGAATCTATCATTAGACCCTCCTATGTGACGGAAGGGACTACTATTTAATTTACTGAAATTCCTGCTGTTATCCAACTTTTTGCTACCAGTTTCTTCATAACGTTTCTTATAACCCCTGTTGGCTTGCTGAACTTTTGCAAAAGCAACCAATGCAGCAAAGGATACAAGTCTATCGACGTTGACACCATCTCTGTATGCCATCATCTCTTTTAGAAGCATGGGATCAGGGATTCTTTCAATGCCAAATATAGTCTTAAGTGGTTTACCATTATCATCAGTAAGAGTATCTAACTCTTCTTTTACAAACTCAATGGCATAACTGAGCATGTGACTTTTAAATAAGGTACCTGTGTTTTTCCATCCATATTCCTGGAATACATTGGCATTGGCCCCAATATCTTTTAGGAAGAGGATCTGTGACCGGGGTACTAGGTACCTCTGCTTTTTCCGGTAGATCATGTGGTTGATGAACTGACTAATGTTGTTCTCCACAATAGTCCAGGCATTGTACCATTCAATGATTAACTCAAGTCTTTCATGGGTTTTATTGATATCATCAAAACGGCCACACCAGGCAGCCACAAGCTTGTCTTGTTCAATGTAGGTTTCTACCTTTTCTCCGTTATTCTTGGTAATCTCTATGGCTGTCTTGTAAACATAGATAGAGCACAATGATTCTGAGGTTGTTGTCTTTCCCTCACCAACAGGGTCAATTGATGCATAGTATGTTCCAAACTCCGGATCCTTTACTGGTCTTTCCCAGACAACCAAACATCCGGTTTTATCCTCCGTGTTTTTGGTTATCGGAAACTCTCTTATAGGGAGTTTGTTTGTATCTGCTACGGCCGGACTACCATCAGTGCCTCTGTAGATGTCCAAATGCTCATAGGAGTACTCTTTTTCTTCAATTCTCCTAAGCTGTGCTGAGATAAGGTGAGATGGGAATACTGATAGAGTTCTAAAATCAAAAGCCTCTTTGATATTCCGAGGATGCTGAGATACCTCAAGCTGGTAAGCTTCAGGACTCATTTTCTTCTTGCAGTCCTCAAAATATTTATTAAGAGCATCTAGGGCCTCTGCTACAAGAGAGTTACCATTCTTATCGATAAAAGGAGGCATAGACCATTGTTCTGGAATGAACAATCCACTTCTACCAATAGTACCTTTGTCGTCAATAAGATTGGTTTCAACAGCATAAATGTCATTGCCATCGGGGTTCATGATCATGTCCTTAAGAGGTTCACATTGATCAAGGTCACCGACAGATCCTGCAGCAATGAACATACCTGTAGTTATCAAACCTGATTTTAAGGCCGGCTTGATGTAACCATAGGTTTGATCCATCTTAGGAGCAATTCCTGCTTCCTCATGGAAGAAGTATTTAACTGGACCACCGACACCATTTGTAGGATCTTTCTCAAAAGACATCCCCTGGATAACCCCTTTAAGACCTATCTCAGACTTACGTTTTCTACCACCAAAGTATGTTTCAGTTTCAATCTTTTGCTGCCAGAAAAGAACCTTGTTAGGGTTCATCGGCCGGTACCATGCTGTATGAGTATTGAGGAAAGCCTCATATTCATTCAAGAATTTCCATGTACCTTTTTCATTGATGTAATCTTTGAGACTAGCCCCCATCTTAAGGGTTACCCCTTCCTCATACCAGATCTGATTGATCAGTTTGGCAGCATGGAAGTATGATGAAGCAATCTGACGTTTCTTTAGAATAGATGAATGCTGATAATGAAGCTCGGCCAGAAGCTCATACAAGGCTATATGATACTGGGCATCCCTGATGTCAGCAAATCCAAACTTCTGAATCTCCTTGTTGAAGATAGGCAAGAAGTTTAACCACATGTAGTAATCCCGGGTAAGATACCATTCAAGATTACCATCCTTTACAATAACTCCTTTACGATTCTTAGTCTTCTGATCCTCCCAATACTTCCTAAAGTCTTTAGTCCCTTCAGGAGCAGAACAGTAGAAGCCTTGTTGTCTAAAGACTGTAGCCTGCTCATTAAAGATCTTAGATGTGGTATCATTAAACTGGTATTCCCCTGGCTCTTTAAAAATACTTACAGCAAAGTCACGGAAGTCATCCCTACTAGAAAAACTAGTGGTAGTCCAGGTCCCATTATCATAAACGGGTATGTCAGTGTAAAAGTAAGGATCCATTAGAGCTGATTCTTTTTTTGGTATATCCTAAAAAATTCACTTGTAATATAGCCAGTAAGATATGAAAATGCTTCTTCAGAGCCGTCATTTAATACTAGCCCTTTCTTTTTTGCAATAAAGGATACAACGTGAAAAAGCTCATGATTGAATGTTCCAAGATTTTCTGGAATATAGATAGACTCTACCTTGTACAACCTAACCATGATAATACCAGAGTCGTACAATACCGTTCTACCATCATTAGTAGAACTAACATCATCAAATGCCTCAAGTAGATGTGTTATTTTATCCTTGGTTCGTTTAACTCCCTTAGGCCATACAGAAGAAGTTCTTACTATAGAACTCAACAATTGATCATCAGTTTGATTGACTGATATCATTACATTCTGTTTATACAAGGGTATTTGTATAATACAGAAAAAAGGATTTGCTAGTTTGCTCATTACATTTGGTCATATGCAAGACCAGCTCCTCCACGGACACGGCCTTTTTGTTCTTCTTGAAGATCTTTGTAGGCACCTTTGAATGATTGTCTAATATCATCAAAGTCTTTGGCCATAGCTCTTATCTGGCCAATATTACCATCCCTACCATCGGTAATTCTGGTATTTCTCATGTAACTTGCAATGTTATCTAGAGCTATCTTGATACCCTCATATGCCCTGCTTGTAGGGGTTTCATACATTTTCCGGCAGAAGTCCAAAGCAACAAGAATAACAGGGTCTTCTGTACTAAATTCAGCATTAATCTCATTGATAATGATATCCTCTTTTTCAGAGTCAAGCAAATGGAAAAAAGGATTCAAATCTGGATTAGGGCAGGTCATATAAAACAGATACTCATAGATTTTAATATAATCTTCTGGATAATCATCCATGATTTTCTTGAGTGTCTTTAGAGTATAACAGTGCTCCGTAGGAACAACCTTACCCCCTTGTATATCAAATAGTTTGATTGTCATCTGTAGTTTTAGTTATGTTATAATAGTATGAATCAGTATCTTCAGATATCCATCTATCTGATACGGCTTCCACACTTAGTAAGGTTGTATCTACTTTTATAGCTTTTGGTTCAATTGGAAATTTTGTAGTAATCCAGTTTGAATCTCTCCAATATAATCTATTGTTAGGTTGACATAGTAAATAACCATCATCAGCCACTAAAATATGACCACACTTGTAATCAGAAGGTTCATCTGAATATGAATTATTATACCAGTCTACTGTAAACATATAGGTTGCCCAAACTTTACTACCGTCTCTAAGCAAAACCTCACATCTTTTGTCACATAAATAATCAAAATTTGTGACAGTCACGTTCTCTGAAAAACAATCCCAAAGCTGTTTAAAATGAAACGGGATATCTAAAGTTGGCACTTTCAAGAAAATTTCAGATATAGGAACTCTTGATCTGAGCATTCCATAATCAGTCATAACATGAAAGGTAAGAATTTTACCCTCAATAGACTGAATACCAAAAGCATAAGCATTATGAAACTTCTTAGAATCATCATCATTTTTAGTGAAATGTGATAATCTCACATAACACTTAAAAAGCTTTATGTTGCTATTCAATTTAGTCATTAGCTCTTCAAATAATTTATGATACTAATTACTTCTTCTTTTAGGAAAGGTAGGTGGTATTGTACAATCTTGTCTACAACCGGTTCCCCTTTGTCATCATAGAGCACAACCCTATTATCATAGGCATCCCGGCCAGCCTCTTTAAACTGAATGTGTTCAATCACAAGCTTCCCAGGTTTAAGCTTAGGATTATGCTTGAGAATAATGTACATGTAGATACTCAATTGGATATTGTAATGGTTTAGATTGCAATCATCCAGATGATTAAGAGGAGCAAACATTTTCTTTGTAATACCCTCCCAGTTGGTAAATCCCTCGGATTTGATTTCCTTGTTGGTCTTGTAGTCATAGATATTGACTGTACCATTAATGACTTCTACCCTATCGGCCTGGCCACAGATGCCGGCTGATTTAAGATAAACCATGTGCTCAGGATAGATACCATTCTCAAGCTTTTGTACTGGAGCTTGTTTGATCCCGTCTTTTTCAATGTAAGGTACAACAGGTATAATGCAATCCTCAACACTAATTGTACTACAAGAAAGTAAGTCACGTTCTCTTTGAGCATGGTACCATGACCCAAGATTTACTGCTTTTGATGCCTCATTTTTCCAGGCTTCCTTGATTACCTCAGGATCAAGACCATACCATTTACTCTTTTTGTTCTTTGCCGTCTTTGCTGCAATAGCATCAGCATCAAATGGTTCTTTGAACTTGGAGATAATACTTGTAACACTGGTCCATTCAATCTTTTCAGAAGGATCTATGTTAATGTATTTATGTTCCTGGGGTAGAAAAAGTATAGCCATGTTGTGTGTTTAAAATCAATTTTGCAATAAGTAAGTCTCCAGGGTCATCTGAATTAACCATCTGTACAAGTCTGTCTCTTTCAGCCTCTAGTAAGCCACCATCTTCATAAAGATAGTCAATAACGGATACTAAATTAGCTTTATCAAGGGCTTTAATAAAGAGATCGTAACCCTCTTTTCCTGTGTATAATACAAACGATCTATCACTCATTGTTTAAATATTCTGTTAGATCATCGTCTTCTTCATCTGTAAGCACAGCATCCCATTTACCTGCCTCACATTTTGAGGAAAGAGATCTCTGCAAAAACTGTAAGGAGCAGCCACAGACTCCACAACAGGGTTGAGTACCAGCCATAAAGCATTTGTCACCGGTTCTGTCTATAAGATCACATGACTGGCATACCTCATTTCTTTTAGAGGCAATTTCTTCAATGTGCTCTTGTTTGAATACAGCATTCTTAATTCCCTCAAGAATCTGTCCCTTTTGTTTCCATGCCTCCAGAAATGTCTTTGCCATATCGTTTGGTTTTAAGTTCTTTTTTCTTTTGTAACTCTTTGAGTATCTGTTCTTTAAGACCATTAAACTTGGTAAGTCTATGGGTTGCTACCTTGTAGAAGGGATACTTGTCATAGTTCTTAGGGTTTATTCCTTTTAAGTAGATCTGGTTCTTTTCAATCTCCTGCTGCAAGTTCTTCAGCCTGACGTAAAAAGTACCAAAGTTCTCTATGAGAATATAAGCATCATCCATGTTTTCCATCTTCTTCCGGAGAGAACTCCAGTAGAAAGACACAATATCTGAAACATCTGATTCAGACATACCTAGCTCATCGGCTGCCTCCTTGTAGAGGTCATTAGCTTTCTTTGGGTTCAACATGGACAATCTTATAATCTAATAGGATGTTACCTGAAATCTGAATCTTCATATCCGGGTTCAAGAGAATTGTCTTCTTTGATTTTCCGTTCTTTACAATAAGACCTTTCTTTTCTGCTTTAGTCACAGCATTTCTAACTGATTGACTACTACCAAAAATCTTGTTCTTGGTAGCAGTCTCACAAAAATCAGTTAGTTCTTTCTCACCAGAAAGAGCAAGGAAAGTCAAACATGACAAGTCTTGATCAGATACGTTCATCTGTTTAAGATGGCAATGCACAGCCAACTGAAACTTTACAATGCTCCAGAGGTCCATCTTAACATTTTTCCGTACTTGATTAACTAGTGCCATTACTCTTCTTTTCTAAGTGTTCTTTTTGATTCTGGTGTGTCTTTAGATGGCTCTTGACTTGGAGCCATAATCTGAGCAACTCTCATTGTTGCCATTGCTCTACGAGCTTCTAATTCCTGTAACTCTGTAATAAGAGTTTCATACTGTTTCTGTACTTCTAGGAAAGGAATCTGGCTCTCATAATAAGCCTTGATTTCAGCTTGTCTTGCTGCCATTTCCTCAGGGGAAACATGTGCTTGTGTTTCTGACATGATGTTGGTTTTTAAATTGTAAGACAAATATAATATAAAGTTTAAACTTTACAAAGTTAAACAAAAGAAAAGCCTGAGCATAAACCCAGGCTTTTTAGCTTAACCCATAAACTGAACCAAAACAGAAGGCGATCAACCTTCCTTTTTAGCTTTTATATATCCAGCAATCTCAGAGAGATTTGTATTCATTGTAGACAGATCTTTGGCCATGGCATCAATCTTTTGCTCAAGCTTACCATGAGCATCTTTTTGCTCATCTCTGATCTCATTGATTCTCTTGTAGACAAGTTCTTCCTTTTTGTCTGAGTCATCCTTGTGATCTTTCATGGCCTGTATTACTGCTTGATGGTCCTTTTCTTGCTTCTTCTCTAGCTCATCCACATTAGACTTTACTTTCTCTACCTGAGATTTCAAGGCATAGTAGAATCCAAGAAAGGAACCAATACCTATGACAATAGTAACTACGTCCTTGATGTTAAATGTTAGTGAGGTTACTTCCATTGATATAAAAGTTTAACAAAGTGACGTATCGTATGCATATGAGAACTGGGCAGTAAAATCTCCATCAACAACACCAGTATTACGCATGTAAAAAGTGATACCGTTAGTAACACCACCACCAAAGTCAAGGTTTCTCCAAAACTCAATGTTACTTGCAGTCAAAGATCCCATGATTAAACCATCAGCAGCACTATAGTCTGATGCAGGATCTTGAATAGGAACATCAATGGTAACAATCGCATCAGAGCTTACTGCACCAGTGATTTGGAAATAAACAGTACATGTAACAATGTTACCCACACGTTGATACTGACCAAAGGATTTATTGATAGGATCAGTTGAAGAAGTCATTGTAGGTGAAAAACAAGCAGAGTCTACATCAGCTAGTTTTGCAGTAGCATCAGTTACATCTTGCTGTAAACCTTGGATAATTGCACAGTTGGCAATAGTTGTACAGGTAAGACCTCCAGGGCCACCTCCTTGTTCAATTGCAATAGCAATTGCTTCTAACAGCTGAAGGGTTTTGAGCTCATAATTAAAATTAGAGCCTTTGTTACCTTCATTTGAATTTCCGTTCCCTAGTCCCATTGTTATAATGCATTAAGGATTCTTTGAAGCAACTTTAGCACTTTCAATTGATATGCATAGTTGGATTTCTTTGATCCAGATTGGTAGTTATTATTCCCGAGTCCCATATCTATAAGATAAGCAAATTTATCTAAAAAACAACTGTTTTCCTGCTAAATAAACAAAGCCTCCAGTAGCAGTGACACCAATACCTCTCCATACCCAGAGCTTGAGTTTAATCTTTCCATTCTCTTCCCTAAGAGAAATGTTCTGTGATTCATAGCTCTTGTACAATCCTCGGTAATGTTCCATGTTTGCTACAGACTTGAGAGCCTCTACTTCAGTCTTGTCTAGATCCTCTTGAAGTTTCTGATTACGATTAATTAACTCATTGTTTCTTTCTTCAAGAGCAACATTAATCCAATACATGGCCACGGCATCCTGACGGTATACCTCTTTCCATAAAAGCTTCTCCAGAGTAACTTGCTCTTGGAGTTCATTTAGGAATACTCCCTTTTCTTTTTGATAGATCAATCTTTTAGGAGGTCTGCGTAGAATGTCCAGAGTATCCCGGAATCCTGGGGACACACTATCAGTAGATAAGACTGTCCTCTGTAGCCCATGAGTTGAGCCATACGTCATCTCTGCTGCTATCAGAAGCAGTAGCAATAGACTTAATCTCCCTAATGATCTTAACACGTTGTTTTTCATTTTGCAACTTTATGTAGTTAATCTTTTCTTGTCTAAGACTATCTCTGTATCTGAAGGCCTCATCATCTTTGTATCTGATCAACCTACGCATAGAAATGCTGTCTTGGTAAGCTTTAGTAAGTTGGTATTCAAGCTCCTTCTTGTAAGCTTGACGTTGATTTGAGGCATACCTGTACATTACAATCAGGGCAAAAGCCATGATGATAAACAAGATAAGCCTCCATCTTTTCATTACTCTATCCATGATGATATTGAATGTATTGTTCCTATTGGTCTGAAGACAACATAAACACCGTCACCTTCATTTGATTTTCTGTCATTTGTGTTTCCCTCAACAGTTGAGATCAGTGTTTCGCTCTCAAAGCTATCAAAAAATCCAGTATGACCTATCCTGCCTTTCTTAGGATAATACAAAGTTATTACATCTCCGTATTTAGCATCCTTTCTAAAAACACCGTTTTTGTATACAATGTTTTTTTTATTCTCAGCAGTTGGTGACCAGGCTGTAATAGTTGTCTTTACATTAACCTGATCAAAGTTCCATCTCACATAAGCAGCACACCAGGCATAACCTTCTCCAAGGTTTACCGATCTCAGGTACTTTGCTACAGCCTTGCCATCATTTTTACCGGTTGCTTCCCTTACTCCTATCTGAGATCTATAGCTTCTTCTCAGTAGTTTTCTTACCTTGTCTTGATCTTCTTGTTCCTGTATTTCAGGCTCAATATCAAATACCTCCGGCTCACCCTCTACAAGAGTGTCTACGGTTATAGATGCTTTTACAGATCTAGTTGCTGTTACACTACTTTCACAACTAGATAGAAAAAAAGCATTAACAAAATTAAAGAGTACAAAGGCACAAACAACACTTTTAGCCATGGTGGTAATAAATCAAAATCATACTTAATCTGCTTATCCTCATCTTTTTTGTAATAGTATTTATAGAGACCTCTGTGATAAAAGTTGATCACAAAGTTTACTACTGTGGTACCTACAAAAAATACCAAGCATGCAAGAAAAACCTTGTTGAGTAAACCCGGCCGGAAGATACCTACATCAGGTCCCCAAATGTAAATAAGAAAAGAGGATACCCCTATGAACAAAAAGAACAAACTGGGGATCAGCCAAATTCCTTCCCATTCTTGGAAGAATTTGATAAGTCGTTTAAGGAATGGGCTCTTCATTGGATTCAGTGTAAATTGTAAAATCTTCTACAAAGTTAGTAGGATATAACTCAGGATCCAAGTTGTTGTTCATCAAAGTGTTCCACCTTGTAAGAGTTATTTCCTCATATACCGGAGTATCTACTATAGGAGTAACCCAATGATTTTCTTTAGCGGCCTGATCAACTAAATACTGGGCAGCCTCAATTTGAGCAGCAGGATAATCAATATCCTCACAAGATCTCACAACCTTGAGAATAGTCTGCTGGCCATCATCTTTGGTAAAGGTTACAGATGTAATAAAGTACTTCATTATCTCAATGCATTACCCTTGTATCCAAGGTAGTCAATATAAAGCATGTTTCCACTGGTCCCTGTAGCAACTCTAAATAAGTCAGCAGATATATCATATCCCTGGGTTGGTAAGTTGGTAGTCTGTAATCTACTACCAAAGCTTATGGTACCATTTGAATCTACGGCAAAGAAGCAGCAGTTAGCCACAACAGATCCACCGGATGGACCAACCAGTTGTACAACACCAAGGTGTAAGAAGTTACTGGCACCTGTCCCGGCTGTTGCAGGAATACCACTATCTACAATAGTCTGTCCTGCAGCAGAGGGAGTTGTAATACATTGCCAGTTGGCAAAGTTTCTATCCAGATACCAGAATGCTCCTGAATTAGCTAGGTATGAAGCATTCTTTGCTAAGAGAAATCCCAGTTTTAATTCATAGTCCCTTGTTGTAACCACAGGTAACTGAGCAATAGCAACCCTTGTGCACATGTATCTGGAAACACCGGCAACGGCATCTCCCATAGATGTGGTTGTAGCTGTTGCTGTTCCTACATGAATGTAGTTACCTGCAGTAGCTGGCAGAGTCATTCCCAGTACCCCATTCCTTAAAGCAAATGCTGCAGTGTTAGGGGTACCGGCACCAAGCTGGCCCCAGCAATCAAGGTTACCACTGTTACCAGAAACACCGGTAACAAGGAAATCACTAAAATCATCAAACTGAGTAGCCAGACCTAATCTTTGTGTATACCATAAAGAGAGATCACCTCTATAAGTAAGAAGGATACTTTCTTGTGGGAGAATCACAATGAAGTTTCTGTCTGGGTTAAAAATCCTGTTGGCTGCACTACTGCTTGAACTGTTGTGTTCAATAAACAAGGTGTAGTTAGCTGATCCATTAAACAGAGTAATGCTTCTGCCAGCGGCACCTCCTTGTAAACCGGTAATCTTTAAATTGGTTGTAGGGGTTATGGTTAAGATCCCATCTGAGGTAATACTAGCATTGAGGTCATTTGTGTCAACACCAATACTACTAGTAAATACCCCAGGAGAAGTTGTAACTGTCCATGTTCTATCCGCAGACAGATCCTGTGCTACACCATTGATTGTAAGAGTTCTGGTATCCGGTACAGGTGTATAACCTAATATTGTTGAGATAGATGCGGTTTTCCATTGACCAGGGCTTCCTCCAAAATAATATAAAACATCATTTACCGTAGGAGTTTGAGCTTGTACATTATGAAGTTCATCTAACTCATAACCATTCTGTACCTTAACATACATTCTGCCTGCTGATCCCGGGCTGGCTGTTGTAACAACACCAAGATAGACAAGATGATTAGGAGCATACGGCTTTACATTAGTAATGGAACCTGCAGTAGCACCTAGATATATTGGATCACCATCAGCAAAAGTTGAAGTAGGTAGTATACTCAACCCATCCAACAGACCTTGCATCATGATCAATCCCTTCTGGTTAGCAGCAATTGATGTAGAAAGAACCAGACCTACTGTTTGGGCTGATGTAGCATCAGCAGTATTTGCTGCTCTCTTCACAGTCATTCTATCCCCTGTTCCACTAAACGCATATACAACCGTACCCTTAGTTATAGTTACTGAATCTGCATTAGTAACGTAGCCAAGCAAGGTGTTAGGAGCTGTACCAATAACTTGAAATCCACTAATGGTAGAGTTGTAGATGCAGAGCATTTCTGCTCCATCAATAATATCCCCACCAATCAAAACCCCGTCATTGTTTCTGTAAAGGGTTACTGCACCAAGGCTATTGATATTTAAGGTACATCCAGTAGTATTACCATTAGTAAACCTGATGAGGTAAGCATCTCCATCAGCATATGATGTAACTCCAGCAATAGTCACAGCATAGGTATCTGTACCTGTAGCTGTACCATGTGATATACCTCCTCCAGTTGCTGTAGTTGATAATATACCACCAGATAAACTCAGTCCTGATCCTATTGTAATTTCCTCCATTACCCCAGTACCAGCTGTTGATCTACCAATCAACTTATTAGTATTCATCAGTGTAGATATGACCGGAGTCAAACCACCTGATGATACAATAGGGCTTACGGCAGTTACAGATGTAACTCCTCCACCACCGGCCGGGAACTTCTGTTTACCATTAGCTCCATATACCCTTACTAAAGGAAATCCGAATACCTGACCTTGTATGTCTGTTAATCCAAATGCCATTATGTAGTAAGGGATGTTTCAGTTATTTCAAAAAAGCAGTTGGTACCGGCTGCCGAAAGATTTACCTCAATAGAATCTCCCACATTAAGCTTGTAGGAAGTGCTGTCTACCACAACATCTCCAGCAGCAAGGGTGAAGGCATAACCAACCACACTTGATGCAGGGTTTACCCTATTCACAGTAAATGTGATATCATATGCAGCAGGGTTATTAAACCGTATGGCACCGATGCTACCAATATAGCCAGCAGGACAGATGTACAAAACAGTAGTCCCTGCTCCTAATGTGTTCTGATATATGGTATTTTTAAGAGGTAATTGTGGCATTATTTCTTTTGTTTGTTATTACCTTTTCCGTTTCTGGCACGGTTGGATGATTGTTTCTCTCTGATCAGTTTGCCATCCTTAGTATGAGACATGTCCTTACCATCACCGTTGCCATAGGTTCCGGCCTTACGGTTAGCCTTGTTCAGATCGGCCCGGTACTTATTCCTTTCCTCAGAAGAATGATACTCCTTATTATAGGTATTCTTCTTTGCTCTAGCCTCAGGATGTGAGGCAAAGTACTTGGCAGACTTTGACTTACCAGTTGATTTACCTGCTAGTTTGTTCCTCATGACACAAAGTTAGTTGTTTTTCATTTGGGCCCTGATAAACAGGTGTTGTTTTTCCTGTTCAGCAGCCATGATAGCCATGATACCTCTTAGCTCTTCATAGGTAAACTGAAGAACCATGTCACCATCTGGCGTATTGATCTGAACTATAAGCTCATCAATATATACCTCAGGAGCTATGAGCTGCTCATCATCTCCAATAATAGGATCTGGCTGATATAAGCCAGCTTTAATAGTAGTAGCCATTAGTAAATCTCCCCATCAATTATTGTATAGTTCTTTACAGTAAATCGGTTCTTTTCTTTTAGGGAAATTCTAGCAAACCCATGGACCCAGTCATTACCCTTGGGCATGTACTCCGGATTGAGTTCACACAAACACCCTGTGGTCCACGCTCCGTGGATCTGCTCTCCGATATCCTTGGTAAGAAACTCTGACTTTCTATGGAAGTGGCCACAGATAGCAGATGACTTAGCCTTAAGATAAAGATTTCTAGCAGGATTGACGGTGCCGGCCCCTTTATACTCATGGCCATGGATAATATACAACCCACCGGCCCTAATGATTGTATTGCTCTTAATGAGATGAATCTTATGTTCAGTAAGATGAAGGAGCATCTTAAGCTCAAACTCATCCGTACCGATCCACTCTGGGGCCTTATGTCTAAGCCATTTCTCTAGTCTAGCCTCATGGTTACCTATCTTAAAATAGATCTGAGCTTTTGGGAAGGTTTCCCTAAGAGCCTTGATCAGCCATTTACCTTGTTCCAGTTCCTCCCTCATCTTAGGTTTGGATGGATCCTTATCAAATGAGGACAGCCAATGGAAGTCCAGGGAATCTCCATTGAGTATCACACAGTCAACATTATCTGATACGCCTTTCATGATAGCCGCCCGGAGAGCATCCTCATCATGATAAGGCATATGAATGTCTGATAGAAGAAGAATCTCCTTGGTACATAGAGGGAGATCATAGAACTCAGGGCCCATACCAAATGATCTAGGCATATCATCAAGGGGACCAACTGCTTTTTGAACCGGCCGGAACACTGTCTTATCCCCAGCCATAGCCCTATTATTTTTTCCAGCGGTACCTGAATAATATCTTAGGACATCATATGCCTGCTTAAGATCATTAAACTGCCCATCATTCTCAGAGTATATAAGACTAGCTAAAGTTTTAATAGGCATCTTAGGATATCTCTTAAGATAATCCTTACAGATCTTACCTTTAATGGTTTCCGTACTCATTATGTTCAGTGTTATACTATAAGATACGAAGATTCTCAGGCTAATCCAATCCCCCACAAGAATTTAACCTAATCCCAATAATGTAAATAGGAGAGAGAGATGGGTCCTCCATAGCATGACCCCGGCCGTCAACCAAAAAGGGGTGTACCCCCTGCTTGTTGGGAGAGCTTGTAAAAATCAGCAGCTGTAGAATAAAAAGCAAAAACTAGGGAAAAAAGAGTAATGGCTATACAAGTTCCTTTTTTTAAAAAGGACCATGTAGTAGTTGATGATAATGTTATCATCATTAATCCCTTATCAACATGAGCAATCGTGTACAAGCAATTAGTATCAATTCTAATTACGGTATTAAGCCCGTGCAAGTTGACGGTGTAACCGTTGCAACTATCCTCAAGTTTGCTGTCAAGAGGAACAGCCTATTGCATATTGCATATTGGGCTGCCTTTTGGATGCATGATTTTGGCAGCAGGCCAAGACTGACCTTGTATGAACAGGATGTCTGCAAGAACAAGTCTAACATTAGACTCTATTGCATGGCATTGTCAGGGCAGCAATTGGATCTGAGTCAGATCTATAGAAGGGCACAGGTCCTAGTCAGGGAGGCAGAGATTGCTGAACTGCAAGGTCAAATGGCACCTGAATGGGTCAGCATGTTTTGGGAACTGAAGAACCAGGCACTTCTGTTCAATGATCAGGATGAATTGCCATTCTAGGTCTTATAGGGATATCAGGGTTAACACCTTGGTATCCCTTAATTATGTAAACTATAACCCTTTTAATAAATCAACATGAAACACACTTTTGTATTTATCCTCAAGACATTACAGTTATGTCTTGTTGCAGCAGTAGTATTTGTATCACCGGCAGCAACAGTTGCACTGATATGGTGGAACAAATCAATTTACAAGGCAGCACTAGGTAGCCCAAGTTACTGTGCAGTCATGACTATTATTACTATCATCATGGTATGTGTATTTGTAGATTACAAAGTCAATAAAGCTAAGAGCCATGCAAATAACAGTAAATAAAACCAATGCTGGTTACAGAGGTAAGTCTGTAGACCAAGTAGTAGCAGAATATGTATCTCAGGGTTGGAGGTTGATTGGTTACTTCAATGACCACAACATGGACAAGGCAGCCAGTCTTGTCAAGCCTGAGAGTCACCGAGATTACCTGTCCAGAAACAGGCGTCGTTGATAAAGGGAGTAATGCAGGGGGCAGCAATGCCTCTTGTATTACATCAATAAGGTTTCTTTTGTTAATAGTATCCATTATGTAGCTGATGATTGGTATGCCAACACCTGTCTAGAAGATTATTCTTCGGGGACTAGTGAGACACTTGGGTAAACTCCCATTTGAGCAGGAATGTACGCCTGTGATACCAATCATCTCTTTTATATAGGTCATTAGGATAGCCTGCAATATCCTTTAACCAATCCCTGATCAGCCATGGAATTTGCACAATGGCTTGCAACCTTGTCTCCAGAAGAGGCTAAGGCTGCTATTCAAATGTTCTGTCTAGGATTTTAACCAGGCAGATAGGACAGGTGTAACAGCCTGTCCTTTACATCGTAACCCATAATCCCTTAATACAATGCAAACAGAAACAGCATCACCTTTGGCTAAAGTACAGCTTATCAATGACATCAATCACAACTGGCATAAACTGTCCGGTAGAAACATTGACACCGAGGAGTTTGATGATCTCTATGCTAAGACTGAAGACCAGCTAGAAGATATCCTGATCAGAATTCAAATGCACATGCATGCAATGAAACAAATGCAGGAACTAGCAGAGATAGCAGCCAAGCACATGAATGCATGGGCTCAAAAGATGAAAGGTCCTGAAGATCAGGACAATATTCATCCAGCATCATAAAGAAAGGGGGAGTGATCCCCTTTTCTTTTTAAGTAGTAACCCCTTAATCCTCATATAATGGAAGTATTCACACACAAGATTGAAGCAATACCAGTAAACAAGATCCTGGATCTGCCATTCAATCGTAATAAGAAAGAAGAGCATGTTAAGAAACTTACTAAGTCATTGGCTACAGTAGGTATTCTCCGTGCACCTGTACTGGTTAAGACCAGAGCAATTACCGGCAAGCTTGAGCTCTATACTGTAGATGGTCAACATCTTATAGAGAGTCTCAAACGGGTTGGGAAAGCCAAGGTCTCTGCCTTTGTGGTAGAGACAGACTCTCTCAATGAGATTGTAAGTATGATGGCATTACTCAACAATGTCCAGCAAAAGTGGACTATAGTTGATTATGTTAATGCATACTGTGGACTGGGTGCCAAGGACTATTTCACCCTAAAAGAACATTCAATCAAGTATGGCTTCAGTATCAATGTGTCTGCCATGATCCTATCAGGTAACGTAGGAGGAATCAGAAGCAACGGCCTGAACTCCATTACCAATGGATCATTCAAGGCAGGAGCACCAGACTCAGAGATAGTGACACAGAACCTGATTGACGTGTGCTCTCTGATCAAAGCAGACAGTACCAAGTTCCACAATGCTTACATCAATTTCTACCGTACTAACTCTACAAAGTATGATCACGGTAAGATGCTGAAGAAACTCAGAGAAAATGCTGAGAGCTTCAAGAACATTCCTCATGACTCAGGTTACATCTTTGACCTGCTGACCAGAGTGTACAACTGACGTTGGTAATAAGAGGGGAGCAATCCCCTTTTATTCTGTCCTATGGATTTACTATCACCTCTGCTCCTAAGTCCATCCTGCAGCACAGTCCTCCTCCTACTATTGGAATCCTACTGTAAAACAGGTGAGACAAATCTCGGGGTGGAGACCAAACAGAAATAACAGGTTGAACTGATAATCAGTTAGTTAGGGAAATGACTATTATTGCATTTCTAAATCAGTTCCTTTTTTTAAAATATATCCATTTAGTAGCTAGTAATTATTAATTAAAACCCAGTTATTATGAGCAAAAACAGCTTAAAGGTTAACTACCGTAACAAGTTCACACGTCAGAATGAAGATGACGGTTCTGTCTACAACGTATTCTGCTACCTTGTAGACAAGTCTAACAATCCATTGGCCATTGCCCAGCTTGAGGAAGACATCAAGGCTGCAGGTCACAACGTCATCATTGATGAGGAGTCTGGTTGCCTGTTATTCAAGACCACACGTATTGTACCTGTTGGTTGTGACATCATCAGAACCAGCAAGGGTAAATGGATTGCCGACACCCAGAAATGGGATGAGATCAATGCCTTGGACAAGCTCTATCCAAACCTCGGTTTAGGTAAGGCACTGGCTGAACAGATGCTTGCAGACATCAACAAACGTGGCAAGAAACACGGACCTGTTGTGGCTGAGGAAACACCTGAAATACCAGCAGCACAAGGTGATGCAGAGGAAGGGGATGCAGGGATAGATCCATTCAATCTGTAACAGACTGAATAGGAAGGAGGGCGGCTCTCAACAGAGAGCTGTCCCTCTTTTATAACAGAGTTACTTTTTTTACTGTACTGAATGTAAACATACTTTTTACTATCACCGTTATCTCTGTCCTCCTACCACATCCTACGGAACCGGGGAAACAGTCTTAAACTATATTATAGTTCCTTTTTTTAAAATTTTCCATTATGTTTCTAGTAATGTTTATTAAAACAGTATTCACATAAATCAATTAAAACAGTTTCAAACATGAAAGCAGTATTTCAAAACAGCTATCCAAAACGTACTAAGAACAACAACATTGTAGACGTATTTGTCTATTCAGTTGACGGAACAGAGGCAGAGCTTGAGGCATATAAAGATGCCAAGGGTGCTGAGTACCGTGAGGACTCTGAGACAGGTAAACCACTGTGGTTCAGCCTAAACTATGTAGGTGAGGTATGTCCAATGATCATTACCACCAACGGTAATGTAGTTGCTGATACATCTCAATTACGTAAGGCAGCTAATCTTGTAGGGCAGTATGACTTCCTGAAAGAACAGCTAGCTGACCGTTTGTTGGGACAGCTCGGATTTGACAATCCACGTAGCCGTCAATCTGTTCAGACACCTATTAATAAGGTAGAAGACAAGACTGAGGGAAAAACTGAGGCTCCTGAGGTTGAGAATGCAGGTTCTGACCCAGGAATCGATCCATTCAACATCTAATGGATTGAATTTCAGTTGATTAAGGGAGGTTTGTGAGGGTGGGAGGACAACAGTCCTCTCATCCTTTGCAAGCCATAAACCTTGAAAATCAGCCATCCTGTTCCTACTGTATCCATAGTATAGCTAGTTTACAGAAACATCATTAAACCCTTAAACTAATACTCCCCTATGAACATCTTATCTGTTATTGCCTTTATATACTTTCTCTATATGACCTATATCAGTGTCTCCATTTCCCGGAACTTGTATGAGAGTGCTAAGAAACATAATAGCATTATCACCTTTCTTATCGGAGCCTTTGTATTTCTCATGGCACTACTAAGCCTTGGAGGATTACTGGTTAGTCTAAACATCATCCCATTAAATACCTAAATGATCATGATCATTCCTGATATTATCTCTATCATTGCCTTTGTGTACTTCCTTTGTATGGCTACTATCTGTGTCTTTGTTTCCCGGAAGTGTCTGGACAAGGCTGAGAAAGAAGATAGCTTTATCACCTTCATTGCCGGGGTCTTTGTGTTTTTCCTGGCATTGATGAGCATAGGATCAGCATTTGTTAGTCTAAGTATCATTCCATAATGCATCATAACTTACTTCCCAAGGGTGAGCAGTTGTAATAGTCTCCTTCAAGAAGGTATGCAACAGAGTTGCTGCACTGGAGTTTAAATAGGGGATTTAACGTAGAACCAGCTATTACAACTGAATGCAGAGGGTAAGTAAGGGGAGTAACATCCCCTTGCTTTTTTACAAGCAATTATCATTAACCTTAATAACCAATAAGATTTAAAGATGAACCGAGAAAATCTTCAGAGAATGGCTGATTATATCAGAACCATCCCACAAGAAAAGTTTGATATGAGCATATACCGTAGTGGACAAGAAGAAACACCTGAATGTGATTCTATAGGCTGTGTTGTAGGACACTGTACTATTCTTGATTCAGAGGAATTACCTATGGTGTTTTATAGTAAAAACATTGATTTTTATACTTGGTCTGAACAATTCACAGGCCTTATCAAGACTGATTCTTCCATGCCAGAGTGGCGTTTGCATGGTCCAGAATGGATGTGGTGCTTTGATACTTACTGGGCTGCAACAGACAATACCCCTGGGGGTGCTGCCCGTAGAATTGAATGGCTCTTAAAAAATGGACTGCCCGGTAATTGGGAAGCTCAAATGATGGGTGAAGAGCCACTTTGTTACATGTAATCTTACAGCTATGAGAGAAGTACATAAAATTCAGCTTGAGGTTGCTGCCAAAAAGATTATTAAGTCTCTTGTAGAAAGAGGTATCCCTTGTTATCTATGGCATAAGGCCACCACAGGGTCAATGTATATCCGGTTTGATAATCCTACTATAGGATCTGTCCGTTTATCTGATCATGAGGGTAAGTCCCACCTAAAGTATAAATACAATATACTAATAGGAAAGACTGGACGGAGAGGCTGGAGGAAAGATGACAACCAATGGAGATACTATGCTCCTGTTAATGAATGGAAGTCTGTTGTTGAGGTTATTGCTAAGTCTGCCCAATACATCAAGGATAATAACCTAGATTATGGCCGGACCTACTTTGTACCTGAGTTTAAGAAAACTGATAAGCAATCATGAACAGAACCCAAAGATTCTTTAATAGTGCTGAAGGTAAAGAGGTCATATTAAGGTTACTAGATGTTCTCCATCATGAGATTCCTGAAGAAGAAAGAAACAAGTTTCAGATTAGTGATCATATTGATTGGACACTGGTACAGAAAGGTAGGCAGATTGATATAGGTATCATATTCATTAAGAAAGATTTACCTAAACGTGACTTCTTTACTGAAAGTGGTCTCCAAAAAATAATCGATGCCCATTCTTTCAGAGTTCATAGGTTTTCTGGTGATATGAAGTATAACAAGATCACTAAAGGAGATTTTCCTGAAGACTTGGAAGATGAAGTTATCCAGGGAATCTTGAGAGATGTTCCTAGACCTACTGTATATGAGGTATATGAACAAAATCGTTTCAATAAAGAATAACAACCAATGGCAAAGAAAGAGTTTGAACAGACCTTTACTATTGATAGGTCTAAGTGGAAAAATAGACGCACTTTTACAGATAGTAATCTTCTTACCTGTCTCTACAGTAAGGATGAGAAGGGTAGAGTCCAAATGTGCTGTCTAGGATTTGTTTGTAATCAGCTAGGCATCCCTAAAAGAGACCTAGATAAGAAAAGGGTTCCAAATAATCTATGTGATGATTGGGATATCCCTTATCTTTTAAATGGTCGCATAAATACTACTCTTGCTATGGATGCTATTTCAATAAATGATAGCTCAAGAAGCAGCTCATCTAAAAAGGAAGTCCTATTGAAAAAACTGTTTAATAGCTATAACCTTGATCTTAAGTTTGTTGGAGAATACAAAGGAGTATAAATCATGACAAGAGCTCAAGAGTTGTTCCTAAAAGACTTTTCTAACTCTCCTATCAAAGATTCTTATAGGGAACTACCTATGGGTTTGTTTTGGCAGTTAGTAGAGAGTGAGAAAGTAACCATGTTTGCTCAAACCAGCCCTTTTGTAAATAACTACAAGGCATCATTTTATTACAATGATGAACTATACGTCTATTATGATGTGTGTTATAAACCAGAAGGGTCCGAGGATCTTGCCCGGGATAGCTTTTGCTGTAAAGCCCGGACAGGAAACCTCCTACTACAAGTAAGCTAGAATAGGTGATACATAAAGCAATTTGTGTATTGCCTATTACTTAGCTATATACTGTTGCACTTATGTATCTAATAAATACTTTAGTACTATGGCCTATCAATTAGGTGATGATCCAGAAATGGATGAGATTGTATGGGGAATAAGGAAGTTTGTTCCTGGATTTTTCCCTGGTTGTCAGATGAAAATTATGAGTGTGTCTGGAAGTTTTATTAGACGCACTGATCTTATTGGTGAAGATCTTGTGGCCCGTACTAGTAAGGGTGCCTTGGAAGCCGTTTTAAAAGATCTTAAAGGAGGTCACCAAGTTGTATTTGATACTGAAAACAAACACCGTGTTAACTTTAGTGCTTCTGACGTAATGGTTATTAGTGACCAAGAGAGCTCTTTTGTTAAACTAGACCAGACAATAAAAAGACTAAAAGACTTTATACCTGGTTATGAGTTTGGCTGTATGTTAGAGGTTGTAAAACTGCCTGACGTTGATGGTACTTGTAAAGTAGGTAAAACCTTTAAGTCAACTACCTTGATTGATCGTCTTTATCAATTTGTTGGTGCAATGATAGATGATCGTGCTTCTTGTAGTATTGATCCTGAAAACACCTATGGTGCTAATTATGAAAGAGATAGCTTAGCAGCCGTAGGTCATACTAAGAGTTACGAGGAGCCTCTTAAGGAAACATCCTATGATAAGTTTAGTCAGGGTTACCGGATTAAGACTGTACCTGAAATGGAAAAGGAATATGGTAGCCTTTCTGATGTTCCTGGATATTTTAATCCTTATGGAATGCTTCATTTGGCAGGTGTTCCTGTTACTAATGAGTTTGCTGAGTCTGTTATTGAAAATGGAAAATCCACAAGTGATGACAATGATTTCAAGAATCCATCACTAACTAAGGACAATTCATGGCAGATAACAAAAGAAATGTTGACCAATAAACCACCACTTGATCTGGTTTTTGGTAAGTTTACACCCGGTGATATTGTAGTAAGTCTAACAACCCTTGGTGAATCTATCAGAAAAAAAGGAGACATGTTTAAAGTTGGTGATGCAAGCACAGCTACAAAACTTTATTACGATAATACATATTCTGATAAGTCAAGGGAATGGAGGCTTGCTACTAAAGAAGAACAGGAGGATTTTCACCGTGGAGCAAAAAACATTTCTGATTTTGTTGATAAGACTCCTAGTTTTAGCTTAGGCTATAGGATCAAGACAGTTGAGGAAATGACTAATGAATATGGTGACCCTGGTTGTGTTCCTGGTAACTTTATACATGCTATGGTTCACATGGCAGGGTTACCTATTTCTGATGGATTTGCAAAGAAGCTTATCAATGATCCTAGTCACAATCATACTCCAGAACTAAGTGATTTTGAAAATCCTGATCCTGAAAAAGATTACAAGTGGGGGATAAGCATTCACATGATTGCTCAACGTCCTATCAACTGGGATCTTACCCCAATTAGTTTTGTTGATACCGTTGGAAGTATACAACAAAACATCAATGCTCCTTCAGGTCTTGCTACTTCTGTAAAGAAGAAGGAGATAGAGTTTGTTTCAGATTTTACAACAGCACAGCTTAAGCCTAAATCTAAAAGGCAGAAGCTTTCAATCAATTAATTTTTAACCCCTAATTACTTTCCCAAAAATGGCAAAGAATTTCTTTTTGGCCCAAGCAATGGCCTACATTACTGGTGACACAGACACGTCACGTGCATTGAAGATCCAAAAACAAGCTATCAGTGGCTTGAAAACACAGATCTCCAATATGGAAGCAGAAACCATCAACAAGGAAGAAGTTGTGGAAGATGCTAAAGAGGCCTTCAACAAGGCATTTGTAAACAATGGTGCTCTTATGAGTACATCTGCAGACCGTACACACTATGTTTCTAAGCTGGTTAAAGCTAAAGAAGAAATTGAAGATGCTAAGGAGGCCCTTGATTCTCATTTGGCAACCATTAGCTTCCTAAAAGAGCAATTGACTATTGCTGAGCAAACAGATACTGAAGATTTTGTTGCTGGTCCTGGCAACAATGCTTAAAAGTTAGAGCGGATACCCCTTTCCTTAACGAAGGAGAGGGGTATTATTTTAACTTTGTTCTCTTAAACCTTTTACCCTAAACAACTGAATATGAGATACGTCTTACTTATTATACTGTGTATCTTTGCATTGTTACTTTGTTTACCGTTTTATCTAATCACCTGGGAATGGGATATGGATGATAATGGATACTTTAAAATCTGTGAAGGATTTGGAGATATGCTTGGAACAAAAGACTAAAAAAGGTCTGAGCCATAGGTGCTTAAGCTCAGAGCGTTGCCAGCAATGGCAGGTGCACTGCATGAGGTTTTGTAGGATATACACCATTCGTGTGAATCCTATAGGATGGTAACCTGGTTCCTACTGAAGTTATAGTAAGTAGGAACTAAACAACCTTTTGTCTAACCCATTAAAATCAACAACATGACAAACTTAATTTACCTTGCATTAGGTGTTTTAGTATTTCTTTTTATTGCTAAAACTAGTATTACATTTTCTCCTTTTGCAGTGCACATGGAAAGACCCGGTTATGCCTTTGGCTGGCTCCTAATTTATGCTGGTATTACCTTTATCATTATAAGTACCCATACCGAAGCATATGAGAATGGACTTAAGAAAGGTATTGAGATTCAGAAAGAAATAGATAACCCAAACGATTAACCATAAGTGATCAAGTAAATCAATCTCTAATCATGAAAAACATTTTTCTAGAGCCTGGTCAGACATTCCGGGTTGTGCATCCTCATGAGCCATTGCAGGAACATTTTCTTGTAAGAGAAATGTATGAACGTCCTATGCTTTCTGAATCAGGAGGATGGGATACTACTTTTAAAGGAGAGTCTTGGTTAGGTACTGCCTGGCATACTGTAGAAGATGAATTACCAGCATGGGTAGGAGAGTGCATTGATAAACTTAATGCTAGACCCCCTTATGGTACTCTTAAATCAGACCGGTTTAACTATGAAGTAATTGAAATAATTGACCTATAAAACCTATGTATCATTATTACGCACCTAATGGACTGGAGATGGTAACTCCTAACAAAGACTTGGCATTTGCCCGAGCAGCTGCTTATGGCAGTGATGTATTTTCACTTCAAACTAATCTTCAACCAGTAAATGGCAAAGAAAAAATCTGACAAAATTGATTACAAAGGCTTATCTGAAGCCTTGCAATCAGATGTAGATAAGCTTACAGAAAAGCTTGTAGTAGCTCAAAAAGAACTTCTTGAAAGAGGAGCTTTGATTCGTACTTATACAGGTGTGCTAAGGGCTTGTCATAATCATTTTGAGCACTGTATTACACATACTGGTGCTGTTACACAGGAGGACATTGATTACTCCCGTAAGATGGCCAATAGAATCATTGAGCATGCAGAAACAGAAGAGAAAAGTAAATAATAAGGATTGTGATTACCTATATCTATGTAAAGACAGGGTATATCAATATTAATCCTGAGGATGTTGTAGGGACAACCCGGAAACTGAGAAGCTTCTGCCTCTACAACAACTTCCCAGATTGTATATTTAAAAGTCAAGGAGGATGGTATGTTCTTACACCGCAGAGGGGTTTGGTACTGTTGACAAGAACACTAGACTCTTTGACTTTTAATATTTTGTACAGCCAACTAAAGCTATACTACCCTTAACTAGTAAATCCCCAACTATGGAATATTCAATCAAAAAAGCATCATCTGAGAAGATAAAGAAGATGCTAGGCCATGTCAAAAGATTTGACTCTGGCGAGTTCATCACAGTCCTTGAAAAGTTTGAAAAGCATGACTACATAGTATACGGTGCCAATGGTAACCATGCTGTTTGTGCTGCTATCAGAGCTGTGAAGATGATCAATCCTTCAAGAAACTACATTACCCGAGCTGTGAGCAAGACTCACCGGGTTGTAATCCGTCTTTAGTAGTAGCTCCTCTGTTGATGTAACCAGGAATAAATACTGGCTTTGAGAGCAACATCCATCCTAACAGATGGTATACAGGTTCGATCCCTGTACAGAGGACAATTTAATCATTAATGGGTAAACTTTTTATGAACTTTACAGAAGATCACACTAGAAAACTGTTTGATAGACTTCTCAAGGAGAACCTTCCTAATAGAGAGCACCTGATAGAATATCTTACCTATGTTATTACGGACAGATATCAGGCTGTAGATGAACTCATGGTAGTGGCTCTTGACCTGATGCCTGACTTAGATTTTGCTGTAGGTGATACTGTTTATGTAAACAGGGAAAAATCCTATATAGGTACAATAGACCTTGATCTAATGAAAGAAAATGATCAAGTTCTTGAAACCGATGACAGGTATATCAAGGGTATAGTATCTCAAATAAAACCTTACAGATTTCATCCATACAAGATAAAATTCAAGCTTTATACTACACCTGGTGCTACACCAGATGATGTTGTGAGAGATATAGATGTGTCACACATTTATATTGAGAAAACAATACCTGGTCCTGGAAGACTAAACGTGGGAGATTTGATATGAAAGACACAAGACCGGTGCATATGGGCACCTTTGAGCAATACCGTAGACATGCAAATACTGAAATGGAAATGCTCAAGAAAGATACAGTTAGCATGCAGAAGTCAATCAATGGATTGTACAACAGAACTGCTAAGACTGAACGTTTAAATAAAATACTAATCATCATTGCAGCTGTTGCCTTTGTTACTAGTGGCTTAGCTATATATCTCACTACTATCTTGTAGAGGGATTTTGCAGTGTTGTTTTTATTTTATATGTAGATTACCTTTGATGGTATGTATTATCAGCTCCCGAACGGTAAGACAATATGGATAGATCCTGCAGATGCCATTGATATGACGGCCGAGGATATACAGCTCCTGCTGTCCATGAATGTTGGGGAGTATGTACATAACCCATTTAGAAGAGGTGTGTTAGACCAGGCAACTAAACCAGAGCCTGATAAAGAAGAAGAAGAAACTGAAACTGAAGAGACTGAGCAATTATCCGACTATTACAGGGAATTCTACCCTGATGAGTTTCCAGATGTTCCAGATGAAGACATAGATCTGGACAGTTTCGAAGAATAAATCCTAAACAACTTACTAGAAATGTTTAATCAAGTTATTGTTACCGGCAATGATGCTGGTGAGGCTATTATTGTCTCAAAAGAAAATCCAAAGTTTGGCCACATCCGTGTTGAACAGAAGAGAACCATCATGAACAACAAGGGCTGGTTAAATACCAAAGTGATCAGTGCTCTTGTCCATGGTTCTGTTGATGAACTCAAGTCACTTGACTGGGTTGCTGGCCAATTCTTACCAGGTAAGATTGTGATCAAAGAATCATTGACACCTTTCAATATGAAAGATCCTAGCAATGACTTCAAGATTGCTGGCCGTACCAATGTTGTTTGTACTGTTGAAGGTCAACCTATTTTCAGAAAGACTTTCTATAATATGGGTGGAAATGAACATGATGAGTTTGTTTCCCATGATAATGTAGATGAGATTCGTCGTGCTAACCAGGCTATTTCTGCCAATGTTAGTGAGGAGGATACTGTAGATTTTAATCTATAAGGGGATCCTGTTACCAATTCAATTACAAACTAAAACCAACTTATTAAATGCCTACCTATCAAAAAGTAGTTTACAACGGTAGACTTGCCGAGTACCAAAGGTTTGGAAACCAGTACAAAAGGTCTCATGTTGAGTATGAGAGAGATAAGTACAATGCATATCAGAACTTTCTCTATAAGAGAGCACTGTTTGGTATGTCTGTATATACTGAGGAGGAGAAGGCAAAGATGCACACGGACAAGATCAAGAGAATCTCAAAAGTTCATGAGAGAGCTCAGCAGATTCTAAACATTTGGAAACAAGAGCTGACTCATCATTACACTGCTGAGATTATGCTAAAGCTGTTTCATCACAGCAGGATTGTCAAAGACTATACTGAGAAGTTTGCCGGAGTAACTGATCCAGATTATATTAGCACGATGGAATTCAAAACCTTGGGTATAACCAAGGATGATATTATCCAGAAGCTTATTGAGGAAAGGATATTACCATTTAACTTTTTCAAACTGTCTGACAAATGACATTCCAAGACCTAACCAACGAAGAGATACTGTTTCTCTACCTTGAAAATCTAGATGAGTACAATAGGTACCAGTCTATCATCAAAACCAAAAAGGTTGTGGATGAGATCGATTTGATGGGAGCAGGATTCATATCCATTGGATATGATTTAACTGATGATGATCTTAATGATCTGATCAAGGATAGACATTATCTCTTTGTGGTTAGTCTTCATAAGAAGCTGGAACTGATTGCCTCTATTATTACAGAGGCTGACCCAGCTTTAGTTGATCAAGTAAATGAAACTTACCAAAAAAGATTCTAATGAAAATCGTATCAATTTTTGATTCTAAGCTTAAGATCATACTTACTCCTGAGAGTAAGACAGAAGAGGCTCTTTTAGAGGAGCTGACTAAGCAGTCTGAATGTGCTACTAAACTGAGTGATTCACCTGAGCATGCCCATGGTTATGGGTCTGGTTCTGTAATGATTCAGTAATGCTGCAAGCCAAGCCTAAAATATGCTCTGGCTGCGGTAAAGAGAAAAAGATTTGGAAGAGATTAGGGTCAGAGAGATTCTGTCAAGAATGCTGGAGTTGCCATTCTAGCAAAGAGATTAAACCAACAAAACAGAAACCTCTGTCCCCTAAATCTTCCAAGCAGCAGAAGCTAGATGCTATTTACTCTATCCTACGGGAGAAGTATCTAAAGCATCATCCCATGTGTGAGGCAAACCTGCCTGGCTGTTCCCTTAATGCTCATGACATCCACCACAGTAAGGGCCGTACCGGTGATTTAATGTTGGATGATACTGAGTTTATCGCTGTCTGTAGGAACTGTCATACCTGGATCCATGAAAATCCAAAGCAGGCTAAAGAACTTGGTCTGTATCACTAATTCCCTAGAAGAATGGAAATTACTATTTACACTGATAGTCTGTCAGTGGATAAGGCATATAGTCAAGTAAGAGTAACTATTAATGTTGATGTTGAAGATATGCTTAGTCAGTTGGATGCTGTTCCCAAAAGTGATTATACGATATTAGATGATCAGTATGAGAAATTGAGTGAACAGTTCAGTGAACTTAAGGAAGCATATGATGAACTCCGTGAAAAGTTTGACATGTTAGACCCGTAAACCCCGTTTGTATGAATAAAGATCAAATCCAAGAGCATGCTCTGTCTGTTTTACTATCACTGTTCTCCTGTCCAGGCCGTTTACGTGTTGGTCTTGATATCAGCATGGGTGTAGGTAAAACTCTACTAGCTCTTAAGTTTCTTGACAAAACCGGTCCATCTAGTAAAGTTCTAATTGTCGGTCCCAAAAAGACCGTTAAGAAGACTTGGATAGATGAATGTGATAACCATGGTTTTAGTCACCTCAAGATCAACCAATCATTTGTGGTCTACAGATCATTAGTAAAGGTACCAGATATCAATGCTTTTAATTTCATTATCCTAGATGAGTGTCATAATCTTTTAGACAGTCACCGGCCTATATTGACCAGGTTTAATGGTCACATCATAGGTTTGACTGGAACTCCTCCTAAGTATAAGCATACGGCTAGAGGACAGATGGTAAATGACTTTTGTCCTATTACCTATAACTATAAGACTGATGATGCCGTTGATGACGGGATTCTGAATGACTATGTGGTTTATGTGCACCTGCTTGAACTTGATAAGCAGAAGAACCTCTACAAGACCAATAAGAGAGGTGGTGGTTACTATACATCCGAGCAGGCTGTATATGATTTCTGGACTAATGCTATTGATGATGCCTCCGGGAATCAGCAAAAGATGACAAGGCTCATGAGAATGAAGTCACTGATGAGTTTTCCAAGTAAGGAGAAGTATGCTAAGGAGCTATTCAATTTCATTGATGACAAGGTTTTACTGTTTGCCAATACCAAAGAGCAGGCATCAAAGTTGTGTGAGCACACCTATTTTAGTGGTAACCCTGACTCAGAAGTTAACCTTGAAAAGTTTAAAGCTGGGTTTGTTTCTAAACTTGCAGCTGTACTGCAGCTTAATGAGGGTGTAAACATTCCTGATTTAAAGCAAGGCATTATCATGCATGCATATGGCAATGAAAGGACTACTTCCCAGAGATTGGGCCGGTTACTCCGTCTTAAGCCAGATGAAACAGGTAAGATCCATATCCTTTGCTACAAGAACACCATTGACCAGAAATGGGTAGAATCAGCTCTGTCAGAGTTTGATAAGTCCAAGATTAAATGGGTTGAACGTAAAAAAGTTATATCATGACATTTGAAACAAAGTATGATCCAGGAGATATGGTGTGGTTTATTTCTAGTAACACACTTAGAGAGGGAACAATTAGCCATGTAAAGAGCATACTGGAAACTGGAAGTTCGGCCCCTTCAACTTATGTTATTGTGTATAAGCTAAAAGACGGTAATGAACTAAAAGAAAGTCTTTTATTTGAGTCTAAGGCTCATCTCATTTCACATCTTGCAGGTACAGAGCTATGAGTACTGATGTTCTAGAATTACCAGAAGTAGAAGTACATACTGATAAAGAGCAACAACCTAAGATTGTGGTCTTTAATGATGACCACAACAGCTTTGATCATGTTATCAGATGTCTTGTTACCTTTTGTAAACACAGTGTAGAACAGGCTGAACAATGTGCCTGGATAATCCACACCAGAGGTAAGTATGCTGTTAAGCATGGTTCCCTAGAAGAACTATTACCTATCAACGAAGCCTTAGGTATTAATGACCTTACATCTGAGATTCAATATTAATTGTATCTTAGCTAAAACATTGATACTATGGGACTCATTATCTTACTCCTAATTGCTGCCGGTATCTGTAAAGCATGGTCTGATGCCCTTGCTGACGAAGAAATGAAGGCAATGGATTGGACAAACAAGTATGACTTTACAAAGTCAGGAGAAACTAAACAATGGTGGTACCTTGGTTTGTATAAACCGTCTTATCCAGAGAAGTTTCCCTTTAGCTCAACAGTTCTGGTGTTTTTAACTGATAGATGGCACATGAGCCAGTTTATTATGCTCAGATGCTTTTACCTGGCTATTGCTCTATCATTAACAGGCAGTCTGTTCTGGACCCTTATGATTGTTTTTGTCATAGGTCCTATTATACTTGGTATCTCTTTCCAGAGTTTCTATACCTGGCTGAGAAAGTATTACAACAATGTAAAAAAGGAGAAGAAATGAAATTCATTATCTGGTTTTTAAAGACCACTATTGTTCATATTGTCATTCTGCTTACTATGTTGATTATTGCAATCACTTGGGAGGCGGCATTGGATAAAACCGTTGCTATCTGGATGACATCAATTACCCTACTAGTTCTTATAGGGGGAAAACTTTATTACTACAAAAGAAATGTCAGAAAATTTACCAACCGGGGCACAAAATGATCCAAGGGCTCCTTGGAATTCTGAAGATTACTGCAGGTATTGTGACATCGATCAGATCAGAGCTCAAGCCAGAGATATGGTAGAGGATCCTGATGATGACATAGCTGTAGATGCAGTAACTGAGAGTCTGCTGTCTGAAACCGGATTATGCCGGAGCTGTAAAGAAGAAGAAACAGCAGATTTCCGTGATGATTACTAACTACTAAAAAACCAATCATGAAAACTTTTATTACACTGGTTGTTGCAATAGGAATGTCTGTTGCAATAGCTGTTCTATTTTACAAAGACAAGAGCAAGAAAGGTCTTGTTGTACATCAGGTTTATGAGAAAGAATTGAATGACCGGTACAATGCTCTAAAGGACAGTGTTGCTGATCTAGAGCAGAAAGCCCGTATCCTTAATAACTATCTGAATGTTAAGCATTTAGAGTACATTGAGGTGTGCAACTTGGTTCATAAATCTTCTAAAAAAGACTGATGAAAAAAGTATTTATGTTACTGCTAGTTATTGCTGCAGTAATTGTCCCTACCACAGTCCCTGCACAGGTTGACTGGTATCTATCTGATGAGGCCTATATAGGTTACAAGGCTCCCTATGAAACGGAGTACACCTATGTTGATCATGTCTATGATGACAAGATTAAGATCAAGGTAGAACCAGATGAAGTGATAATCTATGCAAGTGCCCTTACACATCTCCGAGTTCTTGGTACCCTTGTTAAGGAAAAAACGGTGATTGTGTATCAGGCAATTGATCAGGAAAACACCTACTGTAAATTTACCATAGGCTTTGATGCTATTGCTGAATCTGTTTATATGAGTGTTCAGTATCCAACCTACATTTTATTTTACTATTTGTATGAAAAGTAATGCTATATTTGATGCCTAAAACCATCAAATTATGCAAAAAGTCAGAGGTAAAAGGGTTCTTATTAAGAAACCAATTGTTAAAAGAGATTCTCTCATTCAGCTAACTCCTGAAGTAGAAGCTGCTCTTGAAAAAGAGACGCTTGCTAAGTATACCAAACTTGAGGTTAGTGCTGTAGGTAGTGATGTCACTGACATCAAACCCGGGGATCTGGTATATGTAGGTGCAGCTATTGCCCATTCTGA